GTCCAACAGAATTAGTATAACCAGCTAAAACAACAGTTAATGCCTGATAATAACTGGCTGCAGTCAAAGATCCAATATTTCTGCTTGCTGTCAATAAATTATCATTAACTAAGGCAGGTGCAGATAATGCATAATGCCATATCTGTGATCCTCTGTATGATCGAAAACAGGGACTTAACCAAGTATAAGGAGTTGTTACAACAAAATTAAATGGAAATGTAGTTGCTGTGGTAATCAAACCCTTAGCAGTATTTATTCCATTAGTATCAAATCCAAAATATAAAGGATTATATGCATGATTTAAAATATATGCAGACCACTTATTTGAGGTGGAAAATGTTATGTTGTTATACACTCTTTGTAATGTAGTTCTCCTTAATATTTGTCTTAAAGAAACAATCTTTTCACCCATAAACACCAAATTTTTTATATCAGATGGTAGGAGAGATTCTTTCTTCCCAGATAACAATTGTTGGGGTTCATCATATTGTATCAATTCCTGTGAATTCAGACTATAAAAGGATGTATCTTGTTGCAAATCAATAGGATTAGCAAATTCAAAATCATCTCCTCCTCTAACTGAAACTAAAATTTCGATATTAGCGGCAGTTACCGGAGAAGTCTGTGCAGTCAAACATTTCACTGACAAGTATCCATTAAAGACACCATCAATATATGCCGCTGCCACAGTACCATTTATTGCATGATAAACAGCTTGTTGATTAGCATTGGTATTATATAACGCTGTTTGTTGGTAAGCTGTTTGTTGTAAATATGGAATTTCAATTTCCACATCAGTTTCCTCTGAAATATCAACAATTTTAGTGTAAGCTTGATTGGAAACGTTAGCTACAGCACCAACATTAGCCTTTGGATCCCACTGTATAATTACTCTCCCACGATGAAAGCGAGAAGCAATAAATCTAAATCTATATACTATAGAACCTCGCCAATATCCAAACATACATGATATATGTGATAATGGAGTTCCAGTAACATATTTAAACGTACTATGAGTTTCCAAATTCTGGTGATATGGTGAAACATAACAATTAAATAATATATCATCTGTTACATTTGTTCCAGACCAAACTGGTTGACAAATATAAGCTTCACGCTTAACAAAATTCTGAGTTAACATTGAATCTGTTCCATCCAACCCAACTATTCGTGGATCTATAGAAAGTTCATTTTTTGGATCTATAGTCAATTTCTCAATAGGTTGTGAAATCTCAGTTGAAGCAAAAGAATGAAAGGATGTTGGTTTATAAGGACATACATCCTCAATAACAGGAACATTAGTAAAACCAAAAATAGATGCTACATTACCAACTGCAGAAGCAATCATGCCAGTAGCTTTAGCAAATCTTCCTATAACAGGAACATTTGTCAAAGAACTGGCAACTGAAGCTAATGATGAAGCTGGTTTTGAAACAGGACCATTAAGATTCCACTCATCTGCTTGTAAAGCCAATCCAGTTGTTGGACCACTTAATTTAACATCAGTTGCCCAAGCATAAACAGAAACAGTAACACCACTTCCAGCGGAGGAAGAAGCATTCTGTAATGGGGTAAAGGACTGTAAATATATAACTCCCATCTGTTGAAATTCAGAACGCGTCACGACTGGTAACCAATCTTGATGATAAAAGAAGGGCAATGTTAATTCACCTCCCTGACACGTTTGTGGATACAACATCACATGGGGACATTGGGATAATTGACACAAATTACTATCACCTCCTGCTGTTAATGCAGCGCTCGCTGAGGATGCATTAGCACTTAAATATGTTGTATTAAAAGTTGTTAATGGTACATATGATGCTATTACAGCCCCATAGTAAAATGGAGAAGCATTAATTAAAATTTTAACATGTAAATTACAGTGTATAAAAGCAAAATTATCAAGTTTCTTCTTAATAGAAGTAGCATTGAAGAACAAATCCCAAGGCTGAAAATTTTGAGCTAATGATGA